GGCTATGTTTGTTGGCATCAACCCCGAGAATGGTAAGTTTTTTGTAGGAACTAAATCGATCTTTAATAAGGTTCCTAAAATTAACTACACCGAAGAGGATATTGTCAGAAACCACGGGCATGCGCCCGGGCTTGTTGATAAATTAACGAAAGCATTAAAATATCTCCCCTCCCTTGGGATCAAAAATATCCTGCAGGGTGATTTCATGTTCGATGATGAAATGCTCGATGTTGTTCAAATAGATGGAGAACCACACTACCGCTTTAAGCCAAACACGATAGTTTATGCGGTACCGGTTGATTCAGATTTAGGTAGAGAGATTGGGCAATCGAAATTTGGTATTGTGTTTCATACCACCTATGATAGCTTAGATAGTGGAGCAAGTTTTGGAGCAGATGTAAGCGCACTCAACCGACCGCCGGGGATTTGGTTCGATGATGCTTTCTTTACAGATGACACCGGTACAGTAACTCTTACTGCTGGTGAAGAGAAGAGAATTCTTTCTTTAGTTAAAGAGGCTGATGTAGTTAATAAAAGCATAGACTATAATAATTTACCATCGGCTCTATTAAATATCTATATTAATAGGGAAATTGCTAGCGGTAAATTTTTAGAAAACCCAGAAAATTCTTTTGAAGGATTTGTCGATTGGTATATTAAACGCAAAGAAAAAGAAATCAGCCCTGCAGCCCTAAAAAAGATGAATACCGATAGGGGTAGAAATAATCGAATATTAAAGGTAAAAAACTCAATACAACAAAGTTTAAGCTCCTTTACCAGTATTAAGAATGATATTCTTAATCTCTTTCGGGTGTCTCGTCTATTATTTGAAGCCAAAAACATTTTTATTGAAAAATATAATAATGCTGTGTATAATACAAAGCATTTTATTGATGATGGTTCAGGAGATCTAGTAGTTTCTAACCCCGAAGGATATGTCGCAGTGGATCATGCGGGTAATGGAGTGAAATTTGTAGATCGTTTGGAATTCAGTCGCGCTAACTTTATGGTAGATAAAACTGCCAAGTTTACTGGTGAATCTATTAATCGGCAGGACTTTACTGTTCAAATCTCAAAAAATAAACAAATAACGAAAACTATAGCCGAGTGGTTGACAGAAATTAAGTCCGCAGGACACAAACACCAGAAACTCCCACAAATGGTTTATAAGGGCGTCTTGGCGGGTACCCCTATCATAGACATTGTTATTCAAGGAGACGCAGAGAGAACCGTCTACAACGCAGTTATGGACTATGCTAGCAACCTAAAGGAGCAGTCCGAAAATGCAGTTGAGTTGGATATGGTTGCTGATGACGAAGTTGCGGCTCTTGAAGATGAGGCGGGGGATCCCGTCGTTGATGCCGATGCACCAAACCAAACAATCGCATTGGTACCAGGAGCTTTTAAGCCACCGCATAAGGGGCACGCAGATATGGTACGTCGTTATGCTACCGGCGACGGTGTACCAAAGGCAGACAGAACAATTATTTTGATTTCCAATCCCGAAGGCGCCAAGCGCACACTGCCGCATGATGGTTCAGAAGTTAGTGCAGAACATTCGGAGCGGATTTGGGAAACAGTTTTCTCTGATGTTACAAACCTGCCGGGTGTTGAAATACAAGTTGCAAATTCAGAGCAGAGATCACCAGTAAGTATTGCTTATGACTATATTAGTGAAACATCTCCGCTAGATATTAAGGCGGGAGACAATATTATTTTGGGCGCTAGCAGAAAAGATCGCGATTTCATGCGTTGGGCAGGCGCCTCAGAATATAAAAAGAAGAAGCGAGGGATTAACGTCTTAGCTGGTGAAGAATACGCTGTAGTACCTTCCGAACGCTCTGATAACAAACCTTTTAGCGCTAGCGATTCGCGACAACTGATCAGCAATTTAGTAAACAACCCAGATGACACAGAATCATTGCGGCAGCTAGCTGAATATATTCCAGAAAATAAAATTAACGAACTATTCAATATTCTTGGGCAGCGATCGCCGATTGCTCCGGAGTTGGAAGAAATGAGTGCCGCGTCCGGCGGTATGAATGGGTATGCTGCGCCTTTCCCTGGAAAACGCGATAAGAAAAAGAAAACTCCGGATATCATTCGAAGAGAACAAAAACAAACCGTCGACGATGTTATCAGACTACTTATGGAAAAGGGAATTATGTCATGAATCAGAAAGAAGAGAAAGAACTTAGAGAAAATATACAACATTTAATCGCGCATGTCAAAACCAAAAGAAGAGAAGAAGAGAATTTATTCCGGACGACTCTGGTAGAATTGGCAGAGCTTGAACTTTCAAATATGCTTCGCGAAAGAGAAGTTGCTTCAGTTGATCCTGCTCCAAATAAATCAACCGGCATCAATGTGTTAGAGGATCTTCTTAAAAAGATCGTACCCGTTTTGGAAATCGACTATAAGAGCCTCACTACCAATGCAGAACAGAGACAATCCTTTCGTGCACATGTTATCAATGCTATAGTATCAACGTTGACTCCTGTGGAGGCAAACAACGTGGCCGGGGAACAAGAGGCAGAATTGAATGAGTTTGATCATTCAGAATCATCTTATAAATCTAAAGTCGGCAGCGAGTATTCAAAAGACTCGATCGAGGAAGAGGTTGAGATCGCGATTGGTGATGAATCTGGCGGCGATGAGGATAAGTTTATTGACATTCGCACCGATTCGGAAAGAAAATCAGAGGAAGAGGGCGAAGAAACTGATCCTCGTGATGAGTTCGGTTTAGACGGTCAAGACGAGACCGGCCGGAATATGGCATATGCGAGCTTTAAGAAGATTGAAACCTCCGTTATCGATTCTTATGAGTTATTATCAAACCCTGAAGATCAAGAATTATTCTATGATTATTTAATCGCTAACGCCAAACTCTATTTTGACAAGTTTGAAGGTGAATTATCACCAGAAGTGGAAGAACCCACCAACCAAGCTTATGATATGGCTAAAGACCAGACGGACCTCGATTCAGAGCCGGCAGAAGACGAATTAGAGATCGAACTTTAAAAAAAATTAAAATTTTACTTGACAACCTTCCCAATAAACGTTATTCTTAGTTTGTGGTGGTGATGTGATAGTGTGTGATTGCAAAACACAGTATAAGTTAATTAATATTAAATTTAATATAACATAGTAAATGAAAAAACACAATAGACACAATACTACCACATCTAAGAGCGTAAGAATTAGACTAGAAGAAAAAGGGTTAGTTAATAATCAACTTTTAACTTTAATTTCAAGTATATCACTAGAAGATTTAATTGCTCTTAAATTAGAATTAGCTTGTAATGACATCAATGAAAAATTGTTCGGATTCGACATTTGGAGGAATCTAAAACCTATTGTTCAGGAATCTGTACTTAAGTTTGCGATATCTACCAGAAGGTCAAAGAAAGACGCAGCCCGGTTTTTGGGGCTAAACTATTTAGAGTTCAAGAAGCTGATGGTTAAATATGATATAGAAGAATATTTTGATCTTTGAAACTACAGTAACTGATCTAATAAGTTAAATAAGAAGGCTCCAAGCCGATCATGAGCCTTCTAAACCATGGGGTTAAAAAAAATCTAAACTGCGGTTTTAGCAAGTGGTGAGCAAAAGATCCACGATCAGTTAAACACACTATAACCAGTTCTAGATAGAGTAGAGAATATGTGGAAAGTATATAAATATAACGGACATTACATTATGGGAGATCTCATCAGTTCTCATAAAACAGAGAAAGCTGCCCTAAAGAAAGCCACAAAAGAAATAGATTTTAAATTCTCCGAAAGAGAAAAGAAGAAAGACCAAATTTTTATTTGGTTAGATGGAGAAACATATAAACCAATGGGCGTAATAGTTCATAAGATTAAGGGGGCGTAAGGGATTCGACTATGTAAAGGACATGAATAGTGCAAGTAGTCAAACGTAGCAGCAGACTTTAAATGCAGATACAAAAAATAATTGCTAATAACAATAATTTCTACAACAACGCTGCTTTAGCAGCTTAGTAGGGAGGCGCTTGGAGCCTTCTATTCAATCCAAGCTAAGTGTTTGATTCACACTGACATTAAAACGAATTAGAATGGTTACCCCGTTTGCATCGGGTGGAACGCGACAGGTTAGTAAGCGTTGGATGGATGAACTAACAATCTTTGCTGGAATTAGAAACCAGATAAACTTGTGAATGACTTGAAATAGAATTTATATAGGACGCGGGTTCGACTCCCGCCGCCTCCACCATATCCCAATAAGGGGGATTAGCTCAGTTGGGAGAGCAACGGCTTTGCAAGTCGTGGGTCGACGGTTCGAGTCCGTCATCCTCCACCATTCACACAACAAAAGGAAGCATATGACACAACGAGTAAACAAAATTACTAACTGGTTCACTGGAACTGGTAAACAACTTATGGGGGTCTTCGGAATCTCCACCAACAAAACGACAGAAAAGGTTGAAATTACAACTACCACTACAACTGTAGATTATAGTGGAAAAACTGTAGTTCAACTTAAAACAATTGCAAAAGAACGTGGTTTCAAGGGATATTCTTCCCTTAAAAAAGCCGCACTCATAGAACTATTAATTAACTAAAGGAAAAAACTATGAATAAATTATTTTTACTAGGACTCTTAATACTACCAGCATGTAGTAAAGACGAGCCTAACACAGATAGCTCTGATTCAGCTACCACTGAACTTGCTCCACAAGGGCGTATTGGTGGATTTGTAACCGATCAACACGGTGACGCTATCGAAGGTGTCGCTGTTTCGGTACAGGGCATCTCAACAACCACTAATACTGATGGATCTTATCTATTATTAGAAGTAGATCCAGCCACTGACTTGGTTGTCGAGTTTAATAAACGAGGCTACGCTACCAACTATAAAGTCACAACTCTTCTCAATTGGGAAACGGTTGCCACTAGTGCTTCCCTTTTAGAAATTGATGGTAGCGAAACATTTGCTAGCAACGTTGCTGGCTCTTTTGTTATTGAAGAAACGACACTTAATTTTCAACCTGACAGTTTCATTGACAAAATCTCCGGAGAACGCTACGAGGGTAACGTCATTCTAGAAACGACACATGTAAACCCGTCGACTAATGAGATTGTCGGCGCGCCAAGAGATTTATCCGCTATTTCTGATAGTGATGATTCACAGCTTGTATCTTATGGTATGATTAATGTCAGTCTCTTTGGAGAAGATGGACAAGAATTATCAATTGATAATAGTCTTCCAGCTACATTAAATATTCCTATTGCTAATGGAGATCTTCCTGAAAACTTGCGAATGTCTGATGGCGCCGCTCAAAAAACATGGTCTTATGACCCAACCCAAGGTAAGTGGCTTGAAGAATCATCTGGAACTGTCAATCAGATTGGTGATGATTTATATTTTACATTTGAAGCACCACACTTTTCTTGGTGGAATTGTGATCAAGGATTCGTTCCTTCATGCGCCTCTGGTCGCGTGATTGATTTTAGTGGTTTCCCTATTCGCGGCGCGGATGTAACTTGTGCTGGTGGACAAACAACTTCTACTACTGTCACCGATGAAAATGGTAATTATATATGCAGTATTATGGTTGGCGATACTGTCGATATTACCGGACAAACGTTTGTTGCCCAACGCTCATGGGAGAAAACACGCGCCGGCGTTTATATGGACAGTGAGGGCTCTTCAGCTGCTGAATGTGAACCAATTGAAGACATTCAGATTGATGTATGTCGAATTGCAGGTTCAATCAACGTACAAAATTATGATGCAGTTGCAGACATCAACAATCCAACAAGTATAAATTCTGATACTTTGACGGCATTGTTCTGGGATCCACCCGGAGATATCTCTTATTGTTCAAACCCCTTGGATGATTTAGAAGCCGGACAGTGTTGGAGTGGAACTAACGATGAAATCGTTTCCA